GGCTTATAGCGGTAGGTTTAAACCTAAAAATCCAAGCAAATATAAAGGTGATCCTACTAAGATTATTTATCGTTCTATGTGGGAGTTTAAGTTTTTTAGATATGTAGATATGCACCCAGATGTTATTTGGTGGCAATCTGAAGAAGTAGTTGTTCCGTATTATTCTCCAATAGATGGGAAGCGGCATAGATATTATCCAGATGTTATAGTACATAGTAGAGTACCAATTGCTAAAGGTGGCGGTGAAAGAACATTAATGATTGAAATTAAACCCAAATACCAAACTAAGCCGCCTGACATAAGTAAAAGTAAAACACCAAAAGGGCGCGTCTCAAGAACTTACATAAATGAAGTTAAAACTTGGGGAATAAACGAAGCAAAATGGAAAGCAGCTACAATTTTTTGTAAATCGCGTGGCTGGGATTTCCAGATTTACACCGAAGATCAATTAGGAATAAAGTAAATGGCAGCTATATTTGACGACATCCTCCTTAGAGGCATTAGATCTGGAAACGCACCGGCACGTAGTGAAGCGGCTAGAGAATGGTACCGTAATCAAGCTAAAGGTGTTAGTCGTACTCAAAGAAATAGGTCGTCTGGCGACAAGCTTATTAAAGAATTAACAGGCGACAATGAACGCCGGCAAGATAGCAGTTTCCAGTTAGGTAACATGTATTTGTTTGCTTATGATCCTAAACATAAAGATACTTTACCATATTACGATAGATTTCCGCTTATATTTCCAATAAATAAGGCTAAAGGTGGATTCCTTGGTATCAACATGCATTATTTACCACCGATTTTACGAGCAAAATTAATGGATCAATTATACACAGTGCTAAATAACAAGAACTTTGACGAAACAACTAAGCTAACTGCTTCATATAGTATTTTAAACAGCGCTACCAAATTCAAAGAATTTCAGCCTTGTATTAAACATTATCTGAGTGCACATATAAGATCAAAGCCTGCGTATGTAAATCCTGCTGAATGGGATATCGCATTGTTCTTACCAGTACAGAAGTTTGTTGGAGCTACAGCAACGAAAGTATATGCGGATTCTAGAAAAATCGCAAGAGGCAAATAATGGCATTTAGAATAAACGAATTTAAAACGCAAATGGACTGGTTCGGTGGTCCATCACGCGGGTCGTTATTTGAAGTACAGATAACGCGACCAAACAATGTAAAATCGCGGGCTAACTCTCGTGATCTTATATTTTTCTGCAAGAATGCAACTATTCCTGGTATTACTTTTAATGCTACTGCATATGAAGCAGTTGGTCAAAAGTCAAAAATGATGCCAATGACAGTCAACATAGAACCAGTACAGTCAGTTTTCATGCTTGACTCTGATCACCAGGTGCTTTCGTTCTTTCATTCTTGGGCGCAGAATGTAGTTAACTTTAGTACACAAGGCGGGGCTTTTTCAGAAGTTAACGGCAAGCTCCCATTTGAAGTTGGCTATAAAGATGATTATGCTTGCCGTATTACAATTAGGCAATATTCTACTAACTATGATGTGTCAGGACAATACTACGAGGTTATTTTAGATAACGCGTTTCCTATACAGATTGGCGATGTTGACTTAGCTTGGGAAAATAACGATTCATTCTCAGTACTGCCAGTAAGTTTCCAGTACGATAGAATACAATTTACTGGAGAACGAATTGGATCACCTTCTGCTCGTTATGGAAGAGGTAATGGATTGTTAGGACTAATTAATTCGCTCGGTGCTGTTGGGCAGTTAATTGGGCAAAACCTAGTACCACAGTCTGTACAAGATGCGGTGAATAAGTACACAACTGTGAATAATAAAATTGACAGAATTAAGAACTTTTTTGGATAATGGAGAAATAAATTATGGCTTTACCTACTATTGATCGACCGATTTTTCAGATCGTATTACCGTCTACGGGCGAAAAAATTAATGCTACTGCATTTACTGTAAGAGAAGAAAAGATTTTACTTATCGCACAAGAGTCTAACGACGCAACACAAGAAATTGTTGCCGTTAAACAAATTGTTAATAACTGCTTAGTAGATAAAGATGTCGGCGATTTAGCCATGTTTGATTTAGAATATGTATTATTAGTTCTAAGAGCAAGGTCTGTTAATAACGAAATAAACTTTTCTATTAAAGATCCCGAAACTGAAGAAGACGTAGAACTTGCATTAGATATTGAAAACGTTACAATAACAAAAGATGCTAATCATACAAACGAAGTTAAAGTTAACGAAGATTTTATTTTATATTTAAAATACCCAACTATTGATCAGTACATTAAGATTGTAG